TCTTTCTACTAAAGATTCTCTCTCCTCCATTTAATTCCATCTGAGTGGAACCATCGGGAGCTATAACCTTCATAGTTGGTACTTCATCATCGTCATCTATGTCAAGCTCATCTCCTTCCTTAATTCCAGAACCTTGATTTACTTCTAATACAAACTGCACATCGTCTTCTTCAGCAATAGTTTCATCGTGCGGTTGTCCCTTATAAACTGATATTACTTCAAAATCTTCATCAATAAATATTATATCAAGTGGAATGTCAGTATCTTGCATCCAGAAACCAACTGTTTGAGGTTCATCATATATGAACAGCATACCTTCATCTTCAGCAAGCTCTTTCTTGCCTTGCAGTCCTTTGGTCTTCTCCTCATCTGTTTGAGCTACCTCTACATTATACTTCTTATCGCCAATTTCTATTCTCATTCTACTACCTCCATTAAACCTGTATTGTCAACAGTGTTATTAATAATTTCATGTGCAAGTAATTTGCCAGCTTCTATAGCCGCGTCATCGCTTCCGTCCTTCATAAGTTCTTCTAGTTTCTTAGTGACTTCTAACCTGAAGATGATTTCATTACGCTCAATTTCAGCATGTTGCTTCAATTTACCACCTTCCTCTTCCGTTACTACAGGTATTCCTTTACTAGTTACTTGTTCATACTCTGGACTAATATCCTCCAAATGATGCTTGTGTGCGTGTAATGCTCCGTCTGGGATTACATTAACTTTACCTCCCTCTGCGAACTTCTTTGGAACATATTTATAATAATCTCCAGACATATCTAAATCATAAGCGTTTCTGAACTTTATTGCTTCTGGGTCTTTAGAATTATACCACTCTAATTCATATTTAAGAGTTGGATGATTCTTAGCCTTCATAAATTCATAGATACCTGTTTTAGGATTTAGATAGACAGAGTTTAGGTGATTCTTCCCATTCCTTAAATCTTCTACACTAGATGTTCTCCAGGCCTCTAATTCCTCCTTAGGAGCTAACTCAAAGGCCCTTCTAAGATTATATGAAGTAGTATCGTTTCTATCAGAAGGAACAGTTTCATACCAAGACTCAAATGTTATCTTAGGAGCCGCTCCTGTAATTCCGTCTACCTTACCTCCCTTTTGAAGCTTATTAACTTCTCTAGCTTTATTAAGAACTTCTCTAGCCCATTGTGATTCAGCATCTAGTATCTTCATTCCGTTTCTACCAACTGCCATATTTCTATAACCTCCACTAAGTGCTAGTTCGTTTCTAAGACCAATTCCACTATAATTAGAAGCTGCAAATGCATCTTGTGCTTCTTGATTAATATCAGATACCAAATTTTGCTGCCGTTTAGCTTCTGCTATTTGTGCATTAGCTTTACGTCTAGCCTTACCACTGAAGGCTCCGTACTTCTTACCACTTTTGGTGAGAGCATCATCTACCTTAGCCATCGAACCTCCATAAGCTGAACCTTGCTGTTCCCAGGTTTCGTTATCTTTATAAATAGTATCAGCCTTCTTAGCTCCGAAAGCATTTACTAACCCCATTGGAGTTAACTTCATAAATTTACTATCAAGAATCTTATCAGTAGTAGTCATTTGGTCGGTTCCTACTCCTAAAGCTGTAAGTCCATCTGACAACATACCACCAATCTTCATTGCCCCTCCAACGATAGTTCCTACTCCAGGTACACTAGAAATCATATTAGCTGCTGCATCATATCCCTGATTTAAGCCAGTAGTAAGTGCTGATTGCTCCTTCTTCGGAATAAAACTGCCAATCATATCAGCATAGCCTCCTGCCTTAGACATGGTGTTACCGATATTTGCTTTACTAAACAGCCCTCCACCAGGTTTAACAGTACTTCCAGCAGTTCCAGTTGCCATATTAGCAGCTGATTTAGATAATCCATTGACAGCTTTATTAGTATTAGCATTCATTAGTAATGCCTTAGAAGCCATGTCACCACTAGCCGCACCAGCTTGTAATAAAGGATTATTGGCGGGAGAGAATTTATCGAAGTTAGCGGATTGTAATCCAGTCATTGCTGTATAGAGGTCGCTACTAGACTGTAGGGGAGTTATACTCCCCATACCTTGTCTTAATAGCGAATTTCCCCATTGGAATTTCATAATTTTACGCATAACTTATTGTATATAATGTCTTTAATGCTGTTATTATTGCTAACTCTTCGCCAGTATATCTTACTCTAATCTTGATGTATTTGTCTCTAAGTCTTGCTTCCTTCCTACCACTCCACCAATCAGATGTGTCTATATCTTCAGGTCCATATCCTAAGTCTATTAAATCTTGAGGCATATAGTCTTCCACAGGAGTTTCTGAAGTTATATCAAATCCTTTTAAGTCGTTTGGTATAGGAGAATTACCTACAGAGATAGGAACCTTATCTATAGTTTCCTTAGTAAGTTTTGCTGTATTCCATGCTGGCTCGTTTCGCTGTACAAAGATAATAGGATTAATTTGAATATTCCAAACATCTCCTTGATAATTCATATTTCCTCTTAATCTTCCAATTCTTGGGTCTTTAATATCAGCAGCCTTAGCATGAGTCCAGACTCTAAACTCATCCAGCTTCTCATTATAAACTATTTCAGAACCTGATAGATTAACATAATCCTTATTAGGAGCAGTCTTACCTTTGTAATAGTCCTCAATCTCATTAAACGTATCTACTCTAGCATAGTATAATGGGAACATTGTAGATTTCACTTTCTGTCCCGTAGGTTTCCAGTTTCTAAGAATGTCTCTTTGCTTACCTCTTAGGTCTAAGAAATTCCTGTTGTACAGTATATCAGAACCATTATATTGATAGAAGTCCTTAGTAGCTTCTTGTCTTATATACATGTTCTTCTTGTCCTCATGGAACTCATAGCTCTCACCTACTACTTCATAATGGAATGAGTCCGGAACAGCCTTGTTACTTACAATTTGCAAGTTCTCGAATATCTTATGTGTAGCTGGGTTATCAACTACTACAAATTCATACTCAAATGGATGCTGTTTACCATACCAATAACATGGTTTAATCTTGTCCTTAATATCAATGATTCCAGACTGACCATGTTTCCAGAAGTCTGTTGTTAAATTCAAACCTTCATTAACTCCATTGTCTAGTACTTCCTGCTTAGTTATGGCAATTGATGATTGATACAAACCTGCATTATATGTCACGTAATCTTTCCATCCAGCAACATAATCATCTAAGTCTTGTGGTGCAGATTCTGAAGAGTATAAATAATCTATAGTACACTGTAGATTTAGTTGCACAACTGGAACTGTCCATTCAAAATCTTCTTTTAAAGCTAAGTACGACACCTTATTTTGTTTCTCTCCTTCAGTAATAATCTTAAAATGCTTATACATTCCAAAATTATCTTTAACTATCTCATATGTAAGTTCTATCTCTAGACCAGTATTTTGGGTGTTCGGAAGAGACCTATTAACAAGCCCTAGTTTAGTTAACTTCATGTCATCCTTGGTCTCCCAATCGTCTATGACAACATTACTAAGAACTATACCATCAGCAGAAGTCGATAAGCTGCCAGAAGATGCCAGTTTACTAATCCATTTAGAGGTGTCTCTATTAAAGCTAAAATGAATATTGTCAATGTTGGCAGAATAAGAGGGAACCCAAGAATAGAACGTAATAAACTTCTGCATAACTTCATTATAACAGACGTTCCACACTTTCTCTTCAAATCCGTATAAATCATCGTAGAAAGTGAACATGACATCTTGTTTGAATGCATTATAATGACCCTTAACGTTTCTAACACCTATAATAGGTGTCATTTCCCTTTCACTTAGTGTAATATTCTCATTTAAGAACTCCTGTATCTTAAAATCAGATATAATTTCAAACTGGTCTCCATTAGTTCTCCAAATCTTCTTTCCAACTGTATCCACTCCATAAACGAAATATGGGGTCTGTACAACACTTTCCGGCCACTGAGTACCATAGGTATCTGACAGCATTTTTGGATTCTCTGGAAGCACATTAGAGGTGTTAATGAAGACATTTCCGCCTGAACCTTCACCTGCTACAGCACGTTCATTAACTGGAATTAAAGCTATACCATGCTCAAATATACAAAGAATATTACCAAACAATTCAATCATCTTCATAATTCCTCCGTAAGTTCTAGGATAGTCCCTATAGTGAGTCATTTGGAACACTCTAAATCCATTCTTAAATGCATCTCCTACTGATATATCTGAGTACATAATTCTGGTGTCAAATCTATTTTTTATATACGGAACATCAGGTAGTGTGAATGCCTGCTTCTCACTGGTTGTGCTGCTATAACCTCCATTAATAACCGAAGATTCGGGTATCTTAGTTGCTCCTGCTGGACTTAATTCTTGCAAAGGGTAAAATCCTCTCTTTAATCCAGTCAGCCCTTCTTCGGTAGGATAGCTTGGGTCTAAGGACCTAATGGACAGATTGTAAGAAGAACATACCTTAAACGTAATCCAGCTGCCTAACTGAATAGCATTTACATCACCTCTATTAATCTTTGCATTATTCTCAGTGTTCTCCGTATCATAATTATCTTTCCATGTATTCTCGTCTACGACTTCATCATTAGTAGGAGCTGACGGGTCCTGGAAGTTTCTATTCAGTCTATGAGTAAAGTTACATATATAGCAATCTCCTCTATAACATGGGACTGTGTAAGTATATAAATCACCTCCTGCCTTCTGCAATGACAGCAGGCTGTCTATATTAGCTAGACTTAGCCGACTACTAACAGAATAGTAAGGTGAATTATCCTCGTATCTAGTGTTAAAATATGTAGACATTTGTGCTTCAGAGTATCCTGGGATGTAGATGTTAATTATACTACCTATGGTTACTTGGTCTCCGATGATTCCTAGGTAGGGAGAGTAAGCTCCTCTAATTAAATTAGTAGCTTCTTTCTCTTTATTCTTAGATTCTATATATCTAAATCTAAATCCCTCTTCAGCTTCCCCAGCCCTACCTCTAAAATTGTAGTCTTCTACTGCCGCAATTGGGACGTTGTCTCCCACTCCTATTATTTTAGCTCGAGAGAATTGCTCTTCTCTCCTACCATAATAATTATCAACGTAATAATGTCTATCATTGTAAATATCTCTACTTAGAGTGGTCATAGACGGTTGTATGTCCGCCTTTCTAACCACATACTCTGTACCTGTGAACAAATGATTAAAGTAAGATTGTCTAACATCATACTCTGGGCAGATAGCTACTTTGGCTGACCTATTTACTCTAGCCATATCTGAGATTGTATATAATCTAGGTAAATAAGACTCATTCAACTTTCTATCATTATCCAAGAAACGTTCTGCTATGTAAGAACCACCATAATTTATTAAAGGAACCTCGGCCTCTAGGTCTCTAGGCATAACATATGCCTGCGCTAATATAGTCGGGATTCTCTTTTGTCTTACTATGAACAACCCTTGTACAAGTGTATTAAGATATTCAGAAACTTCAGTAGGTATTGCTATTCCAATACCATAAACCTTTCTGGAATCCGAATCAGTATTTATTCTAAGTACTCCTTTGGCGTTCTCCAAATAGCTGGTTCCAGATACATCAAAAGTCGATTCGTCTATAGGTATGTAATTACGAACCTTCTCATTATTCTCATATTTCCATAGGTCACTTTGCAGGTAGGCAGATTGCAATTCCTCGAATTTTGGGATTCCGTTTTTACCTCGTATATTATACACTGGCGACAATGACCCGTCTTTCATTATATATACTACACCGAATCTGTAAATCTCCTCATTCCAATAGCCAACTTTATTATATATGTTTAACGTGTTATAATATTCATGGCTATAACTCTGGTCAGACAAATCAGAGTAATCGTAAGAAGTCTTACCTATGAATCTTTCTGAATCAGATTCTATTAAATATGGTAATAGTCTCAGGCTAATGTCAGATAAGTCCTTGTACATCATATCTGGTTTACACGAATTGCCTAAAAACAGCATATTCTGACACACAGTTTGTGATTTAGCTTTGTCTATTATAGAGTACTGTATATTTATATCACTAACTGGAATGTCTTTTGTTTCCTCACTTCCTGTTATGATGACATTACAACTATTGTTTCTAACCGGAAACTTTCTATCTATTTCATGAGCTGTAACTACTCTATTGGAATCGACGTCTGATGTGCTTCTAGTATAATAAACTTTTATATAATCATAACTGCTATCTATATCAGATACAGTTAGAGATATAGACTTACTAGCTAGCTGGTCCCTAAAACCTCCGTCAATAGAGAATGGGTCCCTATCTCCTCCAATGAAACAAGAAATTATTCCTGACTCTCCAACAAAGTCTGTTTCATTGCCGTCAGCATCCGCATATTTTATATATATTACATAATTACCAACTTTAAGGTTGCCAGAAGGCAATACAGAGTTAAATGTGATGGTTGGAATTGTGTTGACCCTTTTATACAAAGATGTATCTAAATCAAATTGTTCACTATCGTATAGATTGGTATCATTATTACCTATTCTATCTACTACCTCATAGGTGTTATTTTGTAACACAGAGAATCTACTATTAACTAGTCTAGGGATATTCCTGTTGTCATTAAATATTAAATTTACAGAACCGTCATACGACGATTGTGCATCTATCTCAAGCGGATTGTTAAGACTAAAGTTAAATCCATCTGTATCTAAATCCACAATACTTCCTGCTTCTACTAATTCTCCGTTTATAACAGTATCAGACGAAAGTCTGTAATTACGCAACGGATTGTATTCGTATACTATATTTCCGTATGGTCGTATTTGATTCAAATAGTATGACAGTGACAAAGCTGGAAATTCTAAATCTATAAGCTCAAACGGACTTGTAAAATCATTTAACTGTCTCATATTACGTAACGTTTATCCATTGTAAGTTGTTTGCAGATATAGAGTTAATAGCGCCTCCGAAAGAAATTACTGGAATGCCAACATAACAAAGCCTACTGCCATCACGTTCTGTATAGAAGTCTCTGGTCATTAAACCCATGGGATTTGACAGCAACGTAATTCTGCCTTCATGCTTACCTATTTTAAGATTTTGTAATAGGTCATAACCAGGCTGGCCAGCTATTCTAGGATTATATACGACTAAATCATTTCCATTCTTACCATAGTAATAAACTTGATTGTTTAGCAGTGTGTCGCTAAATATAACCCCTTCATCTGTTATAGCTACTATGGGGAGTGCTGATTTATTCTCTATGGACTGTAATCTGTTATATGTATCCACCATATCCTGCACTAAATATGTTCTTTCTGAAGTTTCCTCTACAGAGAATGGTTGTAGTTTAAAGTCAACGAACTCGAACAGTGTGTCTGCATCTATAGTATCATTTATTGAATCAGCAATAGTCTGCAAATTCTCCTTAATAGTCGCTTCATTAAAGAATCCCGATTTAGTACTAAACACACTATCTTGGCTATCCTCCTTTACATTCTTAAGTATTAAAGTGGTTGTTTGTAATGTAGCACTATACTTATTATTGTAAGTGGAAGTAATAAGCTCAGGTCCAAATAGAGGTTTAGTAACAGATTCCCCAAATTGAAGTAATACATATTTAAACAAATCGTAGACTACCGAAGTATAATCCCTTGACGGAGCTACACCATTCCAATACATAGCTGACTGCACATAATCATAGGAAGCTCCGTTGTACCACCATAACATCTCTACCCTAGTCATGTCTATAACTCCTGGGGCTAGATTGTCATAGCCATTGTTTGAATCTTTCTTCACATGAGCATCTCCGCTTATCATTCCGGCATTACCTACTACTATACATAAAGGGCGTCTCCCATAATATCCGTCTATAACTTCAACTACCTTAGACCTAGTTTTATTATTCAAATACTGCCAGCCCTTATCAGGATTGTCTCCGACATTCCTATCCTTATCATCTATAGGACATTCCATGTTATATCTACTAGTTTTAGTAAATTTGGGCATATGTCTCCATACAGTTTTAGCTTTCTTTCTGACGTTGAAGGCTACACCTACCCTAGCTATAGGACTCTTATCATTATTCTCATCTAGAAAGTCATATCCAAATATCCTATTAAATTTATCTCCATTGTCTATAAATGACTGATATGGATTCTCAAATGTGTATGTATCTAACACAGTTCCTGATATAAGTCCTGACACTAGCTTTAAATTAACATCGGTTCTTCCTGTAGAATTGTCCATTACAGCTGTAAACTCTGGAGAACTAAAAGAATCCCAATCTATATTAACAGTAGGTGATAATTTACTATTCGCATGTATATATGTATCTAAGGAATTTATGTTTGCCATACTTCCCACGTATACTATATTAGGTATACTCACAGTAGCATCTTTTAAAGTATATGTGGTATTTATACTTTCTAAGTTTAGTGTGAATGGATAGTTGTCAATATCATTTATTGTAGTACTATCTTTTAACTCTATTATAGAAGAATATTTAGTATATTGATGAACTTCAATCTTCTGTTCTCCCCCAGATTCATTAAACAATGCAGAATATGGAGCAGTCTTAGTTTCTGATGTGTTCTGAATGCCATACGAAGTGCTAACTGATAAATCGACATTATTGTAGCTAGATATGGTATCTAAGTCTTGCCCGAAGTCTTGTACTCCAAAGTACAACTTATTATAAAGAGGTGTTGTTAATAACCACCTGTACTTGTTTAATACATTTCCTTTAACGGTTGTTATTACAACTCTAACTAAATATAAGTTACCATAGGCTAGTGTACTACCGAAAGCTAAAGTTTCAGTGAACACTCCGTTATAGCTTCTCTTCCTAGCCAAAGGATATTCTAGAATTATTTTCTCTGGGGAGGGGTTAAGAACATCATAGAACATGAATTTCACTTCTTGAATCTCGTCTCCAGTTCTGGGATATGCTTCCAAACCCCAAGTAATAGTGACATTGTCCTGTTCACAGAAGTACTTCCATGTGTTTATCTCTATTATTCCAGAACCTAGCAGGTCTAAATTAATAGACCCATTTACAGCTAATCCAGCTAATGCTCCAAACGTCATGTAGGGAGTAATGGTAAAGTTTATAATACTACTAGTATCGTTAACTACATAGCCTGCCGATTGTTCAGATATATAAAGGGAAGAGGATTCATTATAAACTGGTATGGAAGATTCTTCATTTATAATGAACGGAAGATAGAACTTATTTGAACTTCTTGTAGATGTAGTATTCAAGTCAAATTCAATACCTTTTATAAAGCTAGAGAAGTCTCCTTTTGAACCTTTAAAATCAGACTCTATACCATAATAGGACAAATATTTGCTTCTCATGGAGTCAGACATATCCGCAGGGTTGTCCTTATAATAACCATCTGGACAATTGTATTTATACGTAGTGTCGAATATAACCAAGGAGCTATCTTTTGGAACAGTTATTCCATCCACCTCTTCTGAGTCTTTATCAAGATTCTTAAGCCCGCTGACAGATACATCTAATGCTGATATAGTGTTAAGCTTAGTAATTATATACAACTCTCCTGATATCTTATTGTTATATGTATTAGCAGCATACCTCTCTCTAAAATTATCTACCAAGTCATCAGTTATTGTAGACTCTGGAATACATTGCATATAATACCCAGTGTTATATTTAACTTCAGGCAATGTAGTTGCATCAAACTCTATAACCTTATTATTCTGGTCTATTCTCTTCAATTGACTAGTAATATCTCTAAGGTTATTATTAGAATCAAACACAGCCACTGTTATACTCAATAGCTTATTCTTAGGGCTTGTTATTTTGCCCTCTGTAGTATTAAGACAGTTACTAACAAAAGTCTTTAGAGTTTCTAAGGTAATATCGGAAGTGATTATTATAGAGAATTTGTCTCCAGAACGAATGATTGTATTACCTGTATCTCCGAACAGTTTGAACTTATATATGTACTGACCCTGATTCAATTTAAATTTAGAGCTATCTATTATTGGGTCTTTAGCTTTGTTTATTTCACTACTACTAATATTACGCTCTGGAGACGGGAATGAGCCAATCTGACCCTTATTAGTAAGAGGATTATATGACGCAACATATATTATTCCTCCATATTCTTTAATTCCAACTGGAACATAGCCTGAAGGTAAATAGGCAGTTTCAACTCTACCATTACCCATATCATTCTGAAGCACAAATTCATTACCATTATAAGTAATCATAGTAGCATTCAGAGCACTTGTAAGTACATTGTTAGGAGTGGTTAATGGATTTAGGTCCATTATCATTCCATCTCCAAAGGTATTTGTTGCTTCTTGTTTCATTGTTATAAATATTCATAATTGTCGTTACTTACTAAGATGTCTTCAAACTTAGCATTTCTATCTCTTGTGAACGCTATCTCTGGATACTCACATTTAAGTACTTCTTTCTTATAGGAGAATCCTAAATCTACAAGCCCTTTGAATTTTATAATACAAGGACTGCCAGAGAATGATAGTTTACACTCATCTAGAATCTTAAACACCTTCTTATTATTGAAGGTGTAATATTTCCTCTTCCTGCCTTTCTTATTAAAAGATTCTAGTAGTTCTTCGTATTCTTCATTGGTTAAGGCTACATAGTAGTACCCGTCCCATTGAATCTTCTTTCTAGTATACATCACTCTCAACTTGTTCTGCATCTTTCTCCTGTAATATCTAAAATGCTTAATAGGATTCTTAGTCAACTCCCCTATATATAACCAATACTTATATTTATGGCTATTAAGGATTGTATCTCCTCCTCTTTGGTTTAAGAAGTATATTTGTCTCCAGCCATATCTAACAATAATTTCTATGTCATGCTTACTAAGATATGGAAATTCCTTCATTATTTCGTCTGTATAATCAGTAAACTTCTTAGTAGTATTGCATTCCATTGTTAGTATTCTCTGTGATTACGTTCTTATTAACAGGGTCTAGATAAGCCATCTTCTCCCTTTGTATCTCTTGATTCTTGTAAGTTAATACCATTCTATATCCGCAGAAATCAGAAGCTAGAAAGTCTATATCTTTCCACTTACCAAATCGTCTAGCTTCGGTAAATTCATTACCAGAAACTCTCTTCATGTATAACCAGGCATTTCTTCCTAAAGTTGGAAGCTCAAATCTATTGTTTCTATGTATAATATCATCAATTACTAGCTTAACTGCGTATTTAAACACTTGCTTAGCAATTACTTCTTTATGTCTATTACCTATTAATTCCTCACATGTCTTACTGTCCAAGTCAAGTCTGCTGGTATCAAAACCAGCAAACATGTCATGGATGTTAAAGGCATATCCTAAAGCATAATTCATATCATTTTAAGGGCTTATATGACTTATTAAATATCTTTCTATTCCAACTAGTTTTAGCATCTAAGATTTCATTCATGTCATTTTGACTTAAATGAATTGAAACTCTGGCTGCGTCACATAGTTTCAACCACCTCTGTTCCAATAATTGTGCTTCCTGTAACATATTCTGGTTGTGATTCTTCCAACCTTCTTTAAATCTCTTAGTGCAAGCACAGTAACATGCAATGGCGTCTTTCTCTTTATAATTGATTTCAGGTAATCCGTCCTCATCTACCAGAATGCCCTTATAGAGAATGTTTACCTGTCCATAATTCTTCTCAAAGTACAAAGTATCCCCCACTCTTTCAAATTTGGCATACTTGCCACTTATATAGAGAGGGTCACTATAAAGCTTTCTTGATTCTATATAGTTTTCAGTAAACTGTGAAGAGTAATCTCCGTTTACTGTGTCATTCGTAACATAATTCCACTCTTCAAAGCCATAAGTGACTGCTTCAATTATGTCACAGTTGCAAGGTAAATCCACTATGTTGTCAGGGCATTGAATATCAGTAACATACCTGTATAATCTAGTTCTCCTGTTACCTATCTTATGCCAGGCAATCAGTCCAATTTCTTCGAACTCTTCAGGAGACAATTCTGTTCCATAGAGCAGATTCATTTGATAATAAGCTGAATTAAAATTCTCCATTATTTAGGTACTTGGTCATTAGGTAAAACAGGAGCTGCGAGCTGCCTATAATAACGAATCTTCTTTTCAGTTAGTCTCTTCTTAATTTCAGCATCAATGAATGTCATATTATTAATATCAACAGGGGCACAGCATCCGAACCAATCTAATTGTCTAGGGTCTTTTAATATTGCCACTACTGTTACTTTCTTTAATAATGGAGCATTAAATACAAAGCAATCGTACATATTGTTCTCGTTAGGAGTTATATCAATCCACACGTATGGTTTATTCTTTCCTCTTACTCTATATTTATGATACTTCATTACGATAGGATTAGTATAATATATAAATGGATTACTCATATCAGTAGTTCCTATATATTCTATACCGTCTTCTCCGAACTCTGTAAGAAGTTGAGGAATTTCAAAATGAGCAGTTAATGTGTCACAGGGACTAGCATTACATCTACACCTTTCAATATTCTTGCAGTCAACTTCTATACAAGGTATAGTCATCAGTAAGTCCTTCTTAGGAACTAATCCTTTAATAAAATATTCCTTAATAATTTGAAGTCTTTCATCAACGCAATCATCCTCTAACTGTTCTAATGACATTGTTGGAGTGGAGCTATAACCTCTAAGACCACTCATTATGTCATTATATATGGCTGACGATAATTTCTCGTAATATCCCATATGATTATAATAAATAAAGGCGAAGGCGTATGACGCCCCCGCCTTCAATTACTGTTTTAAGTTGTTACGCTTTTGGCTCAAATTTAGCATCTGCTTCTGTTTTAGTATAAACATCAGCAACGTTAGCCTTGTCAGTCTTCAATTTAGCAATTTCAGCTGCATTAGCACTACTAGCTTCTAGAGCTTGTTGTGCAGTTTCACCTGGAGTAACTTCTTGACCGATAGTACCTATCTTAGCAAGAGCTGCTTCAAAATCAGCTGCCAAATCTTGTTTAACATAGAATACATGAGTCGTAAGTGACCTTGTAACTTCTCCTACAGCATCTCCGCCCATAATGCCTCTATTAACGCAATAGTTAATAATATACTCATTATACTTAGCTCCTGGAACAGGAAGCTCTTCTTCGTTAATACCAGCAAAGCGTCTAGCTTCCATAGTCGGAAGTCTTAGGTCTTTAAGAATCATCCAGTAAGTACCGAATCCTTCTTTAGATTTCACAATAGTGTTTTGTTCATCATGGTCTGGGTCGTCAGCTGGAAGTGCTGTTGCAATTGTTTCAAACTCTCCGCCAACTAAAGCAGTGTTCAAGTCTGGATTGAATTTCTGAATTTCAGCTTTAGTAAATAGTTGATATTCATCCATTCCTTCAATAACAAGGTTGTTACCATTTGCACTAGCTTTAATCCAGTGGTCTCCATAGATAGTCTGAATCTTCTCAATTACTCTAGCTGCTTCTTTAGCAACATCTGCTGCTGTAGCACTTGCATTCTTAATTGCAAATTCATACATCAAAGGTTTACCTTTGAATACAAAGTCATTTGAGTAATAAGAGTTCTGGCTTCCAGATAGTCTGATGTAAAGAGCAACTCTATAATTACCTACACCTTGATTGCTCATGGTGAAAGTAACTTTACCAAGTACTGGGTCTGATGCCTCTTTCTTATAGATTGCTACTACGTTTGGTTTGAGGAATTTGTTAACTCTTTTAAATTCGAAGCTACCTACAACTCCACTACCAGTGTTTTCAGCCTGTGCTGACCATTTTGGTTTACCACTAGAATCTAAATTAGAATTTACGATTAATGTGTTTGTCCACTTAAACATAATTTAAATAATTATTTGGTTTGTGTCTGTTGCTGAGCTGGATTTGCAACTGACGTTGATATCGGAATATGTGTTTGTAATCTAGGATTACCTTCGTTCTCCAAGATTATATGTACCAGCTCATTAATAATCTCGTGACACACGTAATCAGGAAATTCCATAATTTGGGATGTGTCTTCTGTCATATCCATCTGTTCTTGTGTCAATCGTATAGTTTGTGGAGCTTTCAGGTAGTCCACATATACTTTCTTTAACTCAAATAGAGTATGGTCCTTCCCGTACCGTATCTCCATTCTAACAGTAGAAGGATTACCGAAACGAATCTGTCCTTCTCTTTCTACTGTGGTAACAGCATTACCACCAATAGAAATTGTTCTTGGCAATCCACCAGCTACATCTGTAGCATTAGTATCAGCATCTGTCTTAGCAGAACTAATATCAGTACCATGTGGATTATTAACAGCATCATACGGGTTAGTAGGATTGCTAGTATTTATGTCAACATTGTGTATGTAAAAATAAGGACGTTTATAGCTAGGTCTCATATAGATATTCTGAATGATTTGAGACCATGCGTCAGATGTTAAACGGCTAGCTCCGACTTGAACTCTGGAGCCAGCGTTATAACATTTGAAAGTCTTCTTTAGTTCAAAATCACATACACAATTAAGTAAATGTAAGTAATCACTAGGTAATTCCACTTCATACGTCGCACCATATAGTGAATCAAGACCTTCTGTGTCTCCGTAAGCGGACGTAGCAAGTGTTACAGGAAGGGCTATTGTAGCTTTCAGAACCCTAATGTCGTCAGTAGTCTGTTGGTTAATATCATATATATTATATCTCTTGTTAATATACTGATATATAGCCTTATTAAAGAAGTAGTTAAAATCCTCTAATAATAGAGTCATAGACTGTACTTTATTTACTTCAGTAGCGGTTCCTTCATAAACCTGTCTAGCAGTCATTATTTAATATATTCACCAGTTGAAGATGACTTCTTAGTCTCTTCATCTTTTATTTTGTTAGTAAAATCAGGCTCTGGTTGTTCATACAGTTCCGGATATGTGTCCCTCTTAATTAGTTCAAGAGTTCTTCTATTCTGTGGACTCTTCATCCAAGTAATAACTGCATCATCACTTGCGCCCAATGGTATTTGATTCTCGCTATATAGATATACTTTATTCTTAACGTATATTACACGTTTGTCTTTAGCATCAATAAACAGAAGTCTAAGTGCAATGTCATCACCAGTATATAGATTAATAATCTTCTCTGGGTCCTTAGACGCAATGTTCATCAAGAAGTCTTCTACGTCGGCATCAGGGGCATTACGCATGTTACGTCCAAGCAATTTAGCCATTTTAAGTCTACCAGCAGCACCTTGTGGGTCTTTAATGATATACTCTTCAGCATCATGGATAAGACGTCTCTTATTAACACGCTTATTAGTTTCGTAACCAGGTCTCTCAACGTAAAGTTCAGCTCCTCCGTATCTCTTAGAGTCACCGTCAATCACTAAATTGCCATTCTTGTCACGTTGGTCACGAGACATAGCAATCATAGGACAGTGTTGAATAGAATACCATTCAGCTGCTTGCCAAGGGTCATTAAGGTCAAATGTTTTACCGTCTTCAATAATAAATACACGGTTCTCTGCAATCAAGCATTTACCTTTATCTTCTTCTCCTCTTAATAGCATATCACCTTTACTATCTACTGGTCTTACACAGTCAGGATATCTACCTGTCTGTGGGTCTCTAACTGGATTAAGGAAGTACTTTTGTCCTACTTTACCGAATACACTTCTTAAGACAATTATGTTGTCTGTTTCATTAGCCATATTATTTCAATCATTTACTTAATATAAATTACTATCTTGTAAAATAATGTGAGGAAGGTCTATGCCTTCCCCACAATATCTACTTATTTAATTACACTTCTTTCATAATAAAGCTTCTGTATGGTGAGAATACACCAACACCAGAATAACCCCAGTTGATTAACTTAGAAGCTGCTACAGGACTAGAAACTACACCTGAGCTTAGACCATCAAGTCCACCAACACCTGGATATTTATTAGAGATGAAGTCACCACCTTTAAGAGTGAACATTTGAATAGCTGGTTCTCCACTTACTTTGTCAGCAGTCAAGTCTAACATTAGCATGAAGCCCTTGTCGCTACCCCATTCACGAGAGAATGTACGGTCAACCTTGAATGAAATTGTGTTACCACCGATTTCATAAGATTGGAATGTAGCACCAACGTCAACATAGCCGTTAGCTTTCTTAGACCACAGATAAGTTCCGCAAGTTTTGAATCTTGCAAGCCATTCTGATAGACAAGTTTGTACATCTTGCCATGCTTTCTCATTACAAATAAGTACATATTTGTTACCAGTTGGATTCTCACTCTTCTCATTCATCATAGCGATAGCAGTGGTGAATGCTTCAACAGTAAGCTTATTATATGCATATTTAGATGCAAATCTTTCTACTTGTGGGATGATACCATCACCAATGTAGATAGGACGACCAGTGTCAGGGTCGAACAGTGTCGGTTTACCATTCTTGTCAACGTTAGTTTTGTTGAACAGCAAACCGTTGTTTCTTACATATAGGAAGTTCTTCAGCAAGTTAGATTGAGTCTTATCCATGCGGTACATAGTTTCAGACATCTGACCATTACCTTTACCTTCACCTATTTTAATAAGAACGTCTTCTTGTGCAGCATACAGAGCTGTATAACTGTCATCACATCTGTGAGTAGTAATATAACCTCTGTGTCTTTCAATGTTAGATTGATATTTAACATATCCCTCTTCGTGTGCTTCTGGCATAGCGTTAGATTGGAAACGAGTAGTGTCACCAATTTGGCATCCGCTAAGGTCAAGAACACTAGAGTAGTCGTTGTCAATAACTCTAACAGTTACTTCCCAGTAATTATCAGCTTTACGAACTGGTCTCTGGGTTACAAAGCATTGCTGCATTGTTTTGTCAATCTTGAAGATGTCGTACTTCTGGTAATAGTTCTCTTTGAAAGCCATTACGATTTCAGTTCCGTTCTCTCCAGTTTCAGTTGGTACATCTGCAAACTCAACTCTCTTAATGTAGTTGGTTTCAACTTCCCATTCAAAGTACATTGAGTCAATGCTTCTGTACTTGTTATTTGATTTAGAATCCATGTAGAAGATGTTTCTCAAAGATTCTGTTAGGTAAGAAGCAGTCAATTCTGGGTAGAGTCTTGATACTACACCAAGTCTAGTTGGTTTAGTTCCTAGAAACTTATAGAAGTCTTCATAAGTTCTAGTGTCGCCCATAGTGGCGCGATTAGTTACGAAATTTGCTACTATCATAATAATTTATTTGGATTTAATCTAAATCGTAAATAGATGTTGTTTTAGGTTTACGACCAATTTGCTGCTCTGGTCTTTTAACTACAGTCTTAGCAGGATTAGAGGCTCTGCCAGCCTTAGCATCCTCATAACCTTTCTTATAATTGGCTTTGGATTGCTCTGTAATCTGATGTTTATAATATTCGGAGATTTGACGTATAGCTTCTTGTCCTTTAAGAGCAAACCACGACATCTGCACTAGCATTTGTGGGTCATTAATGGCTTTGGCTAAGTATCTTACTCCAGCAGCATCTGAATCTAAGATAAAGGAAGCAATTTCATTCATATCGTCCTCTGATAGCGTTAATGATGACTCTCCCAAATCTATAGTTTCGTTATCTTGAATAGCTTGTAAAATTTCGTCTTCGTAAGCTTCATACATTTCTTTCTGTTGAGCTTCTGCTTCTGCTTGAGCTTGCTGCATAGCAGCTTCTTCGCGTTGCTGATAGCTAGCTCTCATTCCGCTCATCTTCTTATTAAAGAGAGCTTCGTTTTGCTTCTCAAGATTTAACTGTTCTAAAGCTTCATCATCAGTAAGTTCTGGGACATTTGCCTTTAAATCTGCAATAAATAGTTCATCATCTGTCATGCCATCTACTTGATATTCTGGTTCATCTTCTAGGTGGTCTAGGTAATCCTGAATAGCTTGACGTCTATGAGATTCCAAATAGTCATCTACACTTAAATTATTTCTTCTAAGCTCGTTAATAAGGTCAATCTCTTCTGGCTCTAAACCATAATTATAATCTGTATCATCATAGTTTAAAAGCTCTAATTGCTCTTCCCTAGATAGTTCAGAGAATGGAATTTCTTCTACTTCTCCGTTATCATTTTGGAACTTAATAGCCTCTGGATTGATTCCTTTAGCTTTGAGCATAGTTGTGATTAAATCATCCTCTGTAGGTTCTGTATCTCCGTCACCTTCTTTAGGTGGTTCTTGATTGTCCAATGGTTCATCCAAATCTACTGGAGTATCATTGTCAATCCAACGTTTAATGTCATCATCAGGGTCTCCTGTTTGCACTACACCGTCTCCACCTAGCAGGTCTTCATCGTCAAAACCTAATTCTTCTAATTTCATGTCCATATTATTCCCTTTTAAAGTTATTTGCAAATTTAGTGATAAATTTCCATACCTTAAAATTAAAGACTAATTATTCTTAATTTAACGTAAATTAGTAATCTATCACTAAATATTGCTATCTCCATTAAGCCAATTTCATAATAAACACTAATGAGTAATATGTAATAGGAGTTTCAGTTGAACTACCGGAGCTTGCAGGTATAAATTCCCCTGTTTCACCAGCAGTTTCACTGGCTTTAATGAAGTTGCCAGTCAAGTTAGGAGTACCTTCAGTACCATCGCATATAGCCCAGCCCGCAGGTATTCCAGATGTTCCGTTATACATTACTATTGTGCCCGCAGGTATTCCAGATGTTGCAGTTGACATATCAGGAATACAAATAACAGAGACTGTATTATTGTTGTAATATACATCTTTTACCTTTTCATTATCATAAAGTAGAGCGTATACAGTAGTATCAAAGTCAACATCGTTTATATCTGAATGGAATGTAGTCCTTGAGAACGATTCATTAAATGTTACGTTAGTAAGACTTCTAATAGCTACCTCATCTATAGTAGAATCTTCTTTAAATGTTACATTCTCTAATGTTCTGGACACATTCAATTTATTAGCAGTCCCGGAAAAGTTAAAGTTACTATTAATAGTTCCAAAGTTGTTATCAGAAAGAGTTCCTTGTAATGTAACAATATTACCATTATCACGTACAGTTACAGTTTCAGATTTAATCTCGTAATTATTAACAGTTAATACATTATTCTTACATGTGTCAGTTAAACTTAAATCCTCTTCTCCGTTTCTAAATGTATAAATCCACTTATCTACACCGTCTTCGGTGATTTTAAATTTTAGATGTTTAAAGTCATAGTTACAGGAATTGCCCTTTTCGTCTGTCAATCTAGTGATTCTTCCTTTGGCTGTTAATTCTACAGTTTCTATAAAATTACCACTCTCGTCATATCTATTAATAGACAATGTTTCATTATAATAGGGGTCATATTCCACTTTCCACTCTCTATTATCATCAAACGTCCCAGTACCGGACAATTTAGAGGTTGTTATGGCAGATACTATTAAAGGATGTGTATTCTTATGAACAGCTATAACTGGTATAGTTTCATCTTCATCTTGCCACAAGGGGTCTCCATTCTCATCCACAGCCTGCTCATCCTCATCTATTACATCCTCTTCGGTAGTCAGTTCCCACTCATTTTGGAAATCGGTTATTCTATACCTAGTAGCTGTAGACAAATTTGTAGAATCCATTAAAGTAACAAGTTCCTCATAAGTGATGTCAACTATATCAGAAGATTCTCGGACCATTAATTGGTCTATTGACAATATAGATTTGCCATCTAACATATATAATTTAAATCCAGTAGAATCCGACGCACTAGATGATTCTATAGAATCACAGAACAAGCTCTTGCTTAGAGATAATCCATCTAATCCTAATTCCGCAGTAGAGGTAGTTCCAACCGTTGTAATTATTGGAGAGGAAGAATCTATACTATAATTATCAAAGTCTTTATAAATTGATAAGGTATCACTTCCTGCGTTAAATATTAGAGCATTACCGTTACCTTGTCCACTTATGACTAAAGCTCCTATAGAGTTGTCCTCTTTACTTATAATTAACTGCTTCTTGTATGGACTCTCCAATTCACTCGGATACAAAGTAAATACGCCATCTTCCACTATATACCATCTATTAGCATCTTCTAGGAAAACTATTCCGTTTGTAACACCATATTCAGTTGCTTCATCTTTAGACGAATATCTAATCCCTAGGTTCTTAGATGCCTGACCTTTCTGTTCATCAGCAGTATCTTGCTTAGATGCAAATGATACGTAGGTGCCGTCAACATCCCCTAGTATATTAATTTTATTACCATTAACAACTAAATATATAGAACCGTTTTCTTTAACATAGTACAGACCGTCTTTAGAACCTATATCGTTATAGGAATCGACAGAGCCTATAAAACTAACATCAACATTAAGTTTACCGTCCTTTATAATGTCAATGAACTTCTTGCCCCATTGTACCTTAACCTGTCCTCTAGTTTTAATAATAAAGTCAGAATCAGAGTTACCTACTGTACTATAAGTTCTTCCAAATAATTTATCAAAGTTGCTCATTACTCAATAGTTATTTCTATATTCTTGTCCTTATTAAGTTCAGTCATAAGTCTATTAAATGCAGCAGTACTATTAATAACTTGCCCTTTAACCTTATTCTCTCCAACTAAAAGACATCCCAATGTATCTTCTGGTTTGTTACCAACGTGAATAAGAACTCCGCTGTAACCTTTAACATCTAATAATCTAGGTAATTTACCACTATATGGCTTAGCCCAAGTCCTATCCTTAAACTTAGGACTAACTGTATTCATATCAACCTTATATGTGCCAGTAGGTATAGCGGTTTTACCATATACCTTAATCTTCTCAATTTCCTCTGTAGGCATAGTATCTTTCAGCCCTCTGTCTGTATCCTCAAGAGTGTCACAGAAATACTTACCGTTTAGGTACAGCTTCCCTATAGTATAAGACACACCCTTATAAGTTCTCTCTAATCGTAAATTAATCATGGCTCGAATTTGGATTAATTGTTCTGTTTAAATGTCTTAAATATTTCTACTAATTGATTAACGTCGTCCTCTCCAAACCTTACTGGCTTGTTAAGAATGTTAACTACAAACCCATCAGCAGACTTCTCTTTCATCTCTGCTTTAACTGCATTGGCAAGTAATTCCAGATTAATATTGCCGTGCACGTCTGTGAATATGTCTAAATACTTACCATATTTATCTTCCATATTCTTAACTACGTATGTGATAACAGCTTGACTTGCCACGCTATTAAAATGAAATAGGTTACTCGCCAAGTCTTTAGCATACTTATTAATAGCTTGAAATACAATTTCTTTATCGCTCATTACTTACTTTTACTTAACATAACTTCGTCTAATCTCTTCTTAATCTCTGGGTCCTGTTCCACAAGTTCTAATAGTGTGTTAACCTTATCTTCTTTAGCTTTTAATTGAGCATGAATGTGCTCTTTACTCTTTCTAATAGTAGCTAATAGATTATCAGCTGCTACTTTACCATCTGCTGATGACACGAACTCTTGACTAAACTTAGTGCCTAAGAATGACATAAAGCCAGCTTCATAGGTTTGCTTAGCCATTTGATATTCTGGCATCTGTGCTAGAACCTTCTGCTCATCTAAAGACAGAGACCCAACCTCTCTGTTTATTTCATCTAGAATAGGTTGGGTCTTCTGCTGTGCTTGTTGAGCTTGTTGCATCGCTTGTAATTGTTGCATGTAATGGTTCTGTAAATCCGTGTAGTTACTACCGAATGGTTGTCCAAACATGTTATTTAGATTTAGCTACTGACGCAATTGCGGCTGTTGGTGCAGGAGCAGGTGTTACTCTAACATCAAATACTGAATATGCACAATGTCCCTTAACAGGAAGAGAAGTAGGCAATTCATCAAGTACTTGTTGACTAACAATACTAACTCCGTTAGGTATAATCACATCTATAACTTTAGTTACTGTTGGTGTCAAAGTGGTAATAGTTTCACTAGTTGCAGCAGTCTCCATAATCGTAGATGTAGACTCTGTAGACACTCTTACATTTCCTTTACAATCAGTGTATTGGATATTGTGAATAACATCAAATTTAGTAACTTGTACGTACTCCGTTCCTGTAGTTGAAACGTTAACGACTTTTGCCCATCTCTGTGTAACTGTTAATGTAGACACAGGAGCAATTGATGCATTTGCTCCACACGGTAACGATACATTAAACTCCATTACTTGAGCACTTTCTCCAGTTGGTGTAATTTTAACTTTCATACGATAATTAAATTTGAATTAAATAATAAAAGGGAGACCACTTAGATTGTAGCCTCCCTTTTATGGGTTATCTTAAGTTATTGGGCTGTACAAGAAGGACATCCGCCTGTAACTGTGTTAATAGCTGTATTTACAGCATTGAAGTTACTAGCAGCAGTTCCAGCATACATGCCAGTTCCGTAACTTGTGAATGGGCTACAGTATAGTGGAGCTATACTTGGAACAGGTCACTGTAAGCATATTTCAACTGTCCATCAATCTTGTGGTCAAGTTGACGCTGTAATCCATTAGCAGTCATTAACAGATTAGTTTCAGACTTGCAGCAGCAAGCATCAGTGTATCTTTCAGCATTAACTTTGTTAAGCTCGAACATTAGAGGTAGAGCAGCAGCTGTAGCAGCTTCTTTCTTCTCTAAATCAGAGATTCTAGTGCTTAGTCTAGCAAACAAATCAGCTTTCTCCTGAACATCTTGTTCTCTCCTCTTGTAAAGCTCATCACATAATCTTAAATTCTGTGCATTATCACGAGATACGATATCTACGTACATTGCACTCTTCTCTTGAAGGTCTTCTACTCTACCTTTCCAGATTTGGTTAGTTAAAACTTGAGACTCGTTACCGATTCTCTCGTTAGTAGCCAAAGCACGGCTGTTAACGTAAGTGTACAGGTCAATGTCGTCTTGCATTGATTGTACTCTGTTCGCCCATGATAGGTTATCAGCTTGCTGTCCTTGAGCCATAGCTAAGGTTTTAGCATTTTCAGCTGCCTGCATAGCGCAACAGTTGTTGTTACCTCCAAAGAGGTTTCCAAGGATTCCGCCACCGTTACCACAACCACATCCTCCGTTGTTTCCAGCGAAAGCTGCTAATGCAGTACCGATAATACCAAGTGTAAGTCCAGCGTTTGTTCTTCCTTTAGTACCGAACTTTGACTTAGCTTCGTCCATTGTTAGAAATTCTGCCATAATTAAATAAATTTACGATAAATAATACAATATCTGTTGAGGGCATAATATATAAATATACTATACTTCCAAATTCGATGTTGCAAAGTTACGTTAAATTCTGGACATTACCAAATTATTTAACACTCGTCAACAATTAATTTATTGCATAGGTGGTTTTAGTAATCAGGTACAAACAAAGAAAGGCCGCCTATTGGCGACCTTCTTAATGAAAACGTTATGAGATTATAATAATTACTCTGCAAGTAATCTTCCAACTAGAGCTTCAAGTCTTGCAACTTTGTCCTCTAGATATTTAATTTTAACCATAGCAAGTTCGTTATAGTTAACTGATTTAAATCCTTCACTATCAGTGTTCACCATTTCTGGATATACTTTCTCAAGCTCTTGAGCAATAACTCCATAACCATGATGTTCTTTGTCAGTTCTGTCAAATTCAACTAGTTTAACTTTGTCGGCATCACTTGCATCAATTTCTTTGACGTTAGCTTTAACTCTCGCATCAGAGGTATCGAAGAATCCTCCAGCAGCACTTATTGAACTACCTGACTCGACTGTATTGGAAAATACTACTTCGCCATTAAATCCTATAGCCCCTTCCACCTCAATAGCAGCATTACTATCGTTAAACCTTATACTATTGCTACTATTATACATTTCAATGATACCTGTACTTCCATCTGCTGTTATGTAGCAATTATCCTTAGATTTATCACAAATAGCTACATATGACTTGGAATCTCTCTGTCCGACTTCCAGTCCTGATATTCTATTAGACTCTGAAGTACCAGTTCCTATGCTAACTAATCTAGTCATACCGACATTTACAGTAGAATTAGCATTGTATTTACCTAGGCTAGTCATTCCAGAGTTACCATAAAGAGTGTTATGTGCACCATAGGACTCCAGTTTAATTGAATTACTAGAGCTGCAATAGACTCTGACGGCTCCGCTCTGTATAATATTTTCACTAATTTGGCGGATATCCCAGGTGTCTCCACTATCATCAAGGGTAGCTGTTACTATATATATATAATTGGTACCTCCACAAAACAGAAATGAGTAAGATGGGGCATTATCTACTACAGGCACTGCTCCTCCAACCATGTTCATCCCAGATGTAGTAGTTGGGACAACTATAACGTACCCTTGATATAATTTATTACTAATATTTAAGACTTCATTTTTTTCACTTGAGGTCATTTTAGTCCTATTATTATTAATTATATCCTCAAAGTTTATGGTGGTCTCATATATTTTAACATCTCCACCACTGGTAGACAATACTCCATTACTGATGCTCAATCCACTACCAACCTTTACTCCACCTAGAGTAGATGCTGAAGCAGTAGGAAGAGTATATTTAGTATCAGTCCAAGGAACATTTACTACTGCTTGTTCATTACTATTAACCTGAACAGCATATGTTCTGCCTGGAGTTGTAGTAACTCCGTTAGGAGTTCCTCCCTGTGTGCTACTTGATAACTTGATACCTCCACGGGTATTGTTCGATGCTATTGGTAGAGAGTAAGAACTACCACTTGCAGAAATGGTAATACTATCATTAGTAGCATTAGGAGTAAGAGTTATGTTTGACCCAGCCGTAAGGGTCAAAGTATCAGTTTTACTGTCAGCTGCAATAGTGGTACTTCCAACAACTACATTACTAAATGCGTTTTGGTTAACTTCTGCCCCGCCAGCAATGCCATTTAATTTAGACTTGTCAGATGCTGACATAAGTCCGGATGACGATGTGGACGCATTACTATAAGTTGGGATATTAACAGTTTTAGCAGCACTACCATTCCAAGTACCAGTTGTAGCTCCAGTAAATGTCAAAGAATTAGGAGTGGGAAGACTAGTAGGAATTGTAGGTTTATTAGTTAAGTCAGTATAACTACCAGAAGTAGCTACAGTAGCAAAACTGGGCTTGCCTGTAATAGTACTCCATGTTACAGCAGTAGCATAGAATTGTCCGTGAGTCCAAATTTCTTTAGAATCTTTAATATAAACTATTGATTGATAGTTAATGTCAGGAGCTCCAGTCTGAACAGTTCCAGTACCTCCTACCTGATATTGAGTATTAGAATCATTGGCTGATAACTTCTGCGAGTTAAAAGTAGCTTTCTTATTAAAGTGAATTAATTTCTTATTAATTGCCATATCACTTAAATTTTAATCATTATAAAATAAAGGAGGGATGCTACTCCCTCCTTCTTGTACATATATTATAGTTCAACCCAATCCCATGCAGCTTCTAGTTTACCAATAGCAGCATTAAGTGAATCACCAGCAGCGATTGCACCTGTATCAGACGGTTTGGTATAACCAGTCATTGCAGTTACCTTATTAGAAGATAGATTGGTTAGAGTAGTAGCTAATGTAGCATTAGCAGAACCATCTAGAGAAACACTTCCAGTTACACCACCACTAACTGTGATAGTACGAGCGGTAGCCCATTTAGCAGCAGTATCAGCTGCACCAGCAGTAGCAGGTTTACCAATACTAACTGTTTGTTTAGAACCTCCAGAAGGAGTAACAGTAAAGCTACCAGCTGTACCATTAGCAAATGTATAAGTAGTATTAGTATCAGCTCCTGGAATACCCAAAGCTGTAATATCAGCCTTAGTAACAGCGGTTACTGAAGCAACGTGGCTAGTAGAATCTGTGCTGAATTTATAGAATCCAGAAGTTTTACTAGGAGCACCTCCAGCAGGGTGAGTATAAACTGTGTCCTTCTCTGCTTGCCATGCAGGACCACTAGCAGTGGCTTTCAGTACGTATCCAGCAGTACCATTAGCTAGAGCTTTAACAGTAGACCCACCGTTACCTAAAATTACTGCGTTAGCAGTTAGGGATTTGCCAGTAACAGCACCGTCTAAGTTTCTCTGAATAACTGACCAGTCACCATTTGCAGCAGTCGTTCCAGATTTAACACAGATAATCATGTCACCTGCTTCACAGCCTTCGCCCGCAAAGTTACCAGTAGCCTTAACTACGTAAGTATCTCCAACTGTGTGATTAGCTGGAAGTTCAGTTACATCACCGTCTGTGCCAATAGTTCCTTTGAATCTAAGTGCTTGAGCAGCAGAAATCTTACTTCCAATCTCGTTAATTACAAATGCAGTAGTTGCAATTTGAGTAGTATTAGTTCCACCAGCAGCAGTAGGAGCTGTAGGAGTTCCAGTAAACGCTGGGCTTGTAAACATTGTAGCCTTAGATTCATTTGTTACGTTACCTAAGCCTACATCAGCTTTAGTAACAGTAACATTAGCACTAAGTGCATGTCCGTTTACAGTTCTAGTATTTGGAACAGCATTATCAGCCTTAGTACCTTGAGCAGCAGTTGCATATGCAGATGATGCTGTATATGCAGCAGAACCTAATCCTTTAACAGCAACATTAGTTCCGTCAATTGCAATAGTACCATTAGCAGAACCAGAAGCAGCCGTGGTTGCAGCACCATTAATTGTTACTTTACCAGTAGCATCAGCTGTAACTGTTACTTTACCAGTACCAGTAATTTGATGTGAGCTTCTTACTGCACCATTCTCAATTAAGTTCAAGAATGTAGTAGCATTAGTAGTTGCTGCATTAGCTGTAGCTGTAGCAGAAGCGCCAACAACATTCTTAGCTTGCCAGTTAGTAAATGAAGGAGCAGCTGGCATAGTCATTGTAGTGGTTCCTTTAGCTGTAACGTGTCCTTGTGCATCATAAGTAATGCTAGGAATAGTAAACGTTCCACCAAATGCTAATGTCTTACTATTATCACCTTTAGCTGTGCCAGCAGTTACTGAATTAGAGTGATTAATTGTAGTACCTTCAATAGAGATACCAGAACCTTGTGTGTATTTAGTATCTGTAGCGCTAATTGTTACTCCATCTGTTCCGACAGTGATATTTACATTAGAGCCTTTGTTGAATTTAAGAGTTCCGTCATGAGAAGGAGACTCTGCAACATTAGTACCGTCAGAAACTTTAGAGAAGGCCTTGGCAGCCTGTAAAGCTGCCACAGCACTCTCCAATGAAGTAATTTTGCCTTTGTAAGAATCGGGAATAGCGTAGAACGTTCCATGAGTATAAATCTCCTGTGTATCTTTAATGAAAACAATACTATTGGTGTATTGTTCTTGTAGTTCACTGGTAAATGTGGACTTCTTCGCTACGTGTACAAACATTTTCTCCATTTTAATATATTATGTGTTTTATTCAGTTACTTCGTGCCAAGCCATAGCTGCGTCGATAGCTGTATTAATTGTCGAAACTACAGTAGTGGTGATTCCAACAAGTTTAGCCTCGTTAGCAGCAACTCTAACTTCTAGAGCATCAATATCTGAAGCGTTAGTGTCAATAAGTGCAAGTTTAGTTTTTGGAATCAGAGTACTACCTTCTACCTTATCAACTTTATTAGCTACTAAATTACTAACATTACTAACTTTAGTATCTGCATAATCTTTAGCCTGTTTCAGAGTATTAGCTAGAGAACCTTCAGCATTAGCACTACCATTAATCTTAGCAATAGCTTGAGTATTAGTAGTAATTTTACCGTCTAATGCAGTATCAGCTGCTTCTCTTAAAGTCTTCTCTGCATCAACAGCAGCTGCAATTGCAGCATCTGCTTGAGTCTTATTGTAGTATGCAGACAGGTCAATAGCTCCACCCAGAGCATCCCATGCTGTACCAGTCCATGCCCAGTTAGTACCAGCTGGATGATTGTCATGAGCTTCCTCTACATTCCATACATCACCTGCTGCTGCATTACTAGGAAGTTCTGCATAAGTAGCTTTGGAGCCTTTGTATGAATATACAGAAGAAATTTTGCCCTCAAGGGTAGTAACTCTCTGTCCTAATACTCTACCTTGATTAGCTGACAATGCAGCAGTGGTAGAAGAAGAACTTAAATTGTCAATAATCTCTACTGTCTGTGCAGCAGCAACGTCCATTTGTTTCCATCCGGAGTAATCTGCTTCCAGAATTTTATCTTTATCAACTAGCATATAAATTGCCTTATCAGCAGCAACGGCTACTAGCAATCCATTATATACGTAGATAGTATCGCCATCATACGGCCAAGTCTCTTTATTAATAAGTTCAGACTTATTATCTACTAAGATTCTTGGGTCTAAAGCACCTTGAAGTTTAACCTCAAAGTTGGCTGCAAATTGGAATGTACCTTTATTTCTTGCCATATGTCAAATTAGAATTTAGCGATTAAAGTTACTGAACCTCTAGTAGAACCATTGTAAGTGTAAACTGAATAAGTTACAGGTGTGGTTCCAATAGTAATCTCTTCTTCTGTTTTAGTCCAGTCACTAAGTCCTATAACTTCCATGTTACCTGATACTGTGTTCAACATTTGAAGTTGAGTGACAGCTCTTGGCAGCTTGAATACCTGTGGAAGAGTACCAGAAGGTTGTAATTCAAATCTAGGAGTAGTCATAGCTCCAGTAGAAGCATTCCAAGCAATAAGAGCTTGTTTAACCACAGGCGTACCAGAAGAAGCTGTACTTGTAGATGCATACCAAGGATATGTACCATTAAGTATGATAGCTGAAGAGTTAACCGAACCAGCTGCAAGTGGAGTGCTATAATTGTTTCCTTTGTTATCTTTAGGTTGAGGTCCTTGCAAATAAGCTGCCTTATAAGTATAAGTAGTATTACCAAGTGTTACAGTAGTAGGCAGAGTTGTGTTAGATCCTTGTCCATTTACGAAGATAAATGAATTATCTGCATCTAAGTTACCAGACCTGTCTGCTTGTTTTGTTCCATTTAAGGTAATAGCTCCCTTATTAAGACTAGTGTTGAAGTTAGCAGCAGTAGGTGCAGTAGCTCCAACTTCTCGAGGAGTTGAATAACTCTTAAATGAGATGCTTGCAGTAGGAGCAGTAAATGTAGGATTAATAGTAGGGAACAGCAGTTCATCCCACATATAATCATATGTCTGTCCTTCCAGAGCACTTACCTTAGTTCCTTTAGCGATACCACCGACAGCATTAGGCATAGCTAAATCTTTGTCTTCAATAGCTGATGTATACTTACCGCTACCTACTTCAATCTCTGTTGTAGTGGCATCAGAGTAAGTAATGACCAGTTTGCTTTTATCAGAAGACAAGGCTACATTAGTAACGACTTTACCAGCAGCTAGAGCTCCTGTGTAAGCCTTACCATTCATAAGGATTTCATTGGTGTCTGTAGCAAAGTAAATCCCATCCTTGTGAGTAGTTTCAGCTACGTAATTGGCTTTTAACCCTCTGTAAAATTTTAATTGTGCCATAAAATTTAATGATGTTATTTAATAAATATGTTAATAGGGAGCACAGTATTATCACTGAATCTTACCTCCCCGCCAGTTATTTCACCACTGGCATTCTTATACAAATCTACTCCAGTTGGAGTTATAGTTCCATATGTTTCCCAAGTTTCTCCATTCCAAGCATAGTTAGCACCGTCATTAATAACGTTGTAAATATCACCTACTTCTGGAGCAGAAGGTAAATACATACGAGTAGCTATAGACCCCTTATATCTAATAGCTGTAGAATCAGAAGATATAAGTATATCTCCATTACCGAGTACTGACTTACCATTAATCTTCTTAATGTTAACTCCACTAACAAGCTTATCTTGTTTAGTAGATAGTAAGTACTCCATAGTATCTTTCAATGTATTAATTGATTGTTGTATATGTGTTAAGTCAATAGATACATCTTCGGAACCGTCGTAACTAACTTCTCCTTCAGAATGCTTAACTGTTAAAGTTCCTACTGGATAACTCTCTGGTAAATCAGCGAGTCTGGTAGCTTTAGCAGTAGTTACTTCATTCCAAGTATAAGAAGTCAAGTCTGACATTAATGCAAGTGAATCAGTGTCTTCCCCTACTACAACGGCTGGTCTTGTATTAGTGTATATCTCCAGATAAGAATTAACATTACCAAGTTTAAACCCTCCGGAATTGTCAGATGATATTAAATTCTGAACACCGTCTCTACGATTAACCACAATTCCTTGACCTTCCTCTAATACTATATTACCATCAACCAAACTAACTTTATTGTCTAAGTCACTTTCAATATTAGATATAAGAGCATCAGTTTCTGATTTAGTATAATACAAGTCAGGGTCTAATCCGCCTCCGCCTTCAGATGCATATTTAACTCCATTTAAGTATATTGATTTAATATCCTTAATGAAATAAATAGTAGTAGGGTTTACAGTTAATAATAAATACTCATCATAAGTATCTACTGCCTGTATTCTTACTGGCGATTCAGTACCTTCCCAGCTAAACTTACAAACAACTCCTTTATCACCTTTAGTAATAACTACATTAGAATCAGCATCAGTATCAACTACTAAGTCTGCCCTAACTCCAAAGTTTGAAGCTAATAAATCTACAGACCTATTAGTAATTGGATTATTAATCTTTAACTCTGATGCAATATTACCGTTCTTAGTCTGGGTAATAATAGTATTAGTTATTTGTCCTTTAGCTACAAAGTCTTCCAGAGACACTTCAAATCTATCTCCATTAGAAGCAGTAAGTATCAGCCATTCCTCATTCAGTGCATTACCGAATCCGTTATCTATATCCTCTTGTGTTATAAGATGTCTTTCAAACGAAACTATCTTAGTATCTTTATCAAGAAGGATTGATGATATTTCCTCGCCACTTCCTCCTTTACCTATAACTCTAACCTTATTACCTTCTTCTTGAGTATCGAGTTCTACTATACCAGTTACCTGAGTAGCAATAGCATCTTTGATAGCTTTAGAAGAAGGAATAGAGTCTTCAACGTCTATTGAGTCCGACACCGTATATGGGCCATATGTTGTCCACAAATAGTCCAACTGGCTCATATTAGCGGGCCTATTAGGATACTGTTTCTTCATCACCTTCTACGTCAATCCAAGTTACTTCACCACCTATATCATCTGGAAGTTGTTCTTTAGGAACCTTTCCGCTTACTAAATCTGCTTTAGACTTTAGTAGAATTTCAACTTCGGGCAAAGAAATGGCTCCAATCTGTGCTGGAGTGACTCTATGTGGATTGTTGAAATCTTTAAGGTGGCTATCAATATCACTTTGTAATTCACTAATAACAACATCCAAGGCTTTAGAATCATGTGTAATGTTATCGGAAGTACCTTTAACATACAGAGCATTTCCTTCCTTTACTAAGATGTTATCTTTAGCTATATGCAACCTAACGTCAGCAGAAAGCTTATCAGCGCCAGTTCCTAATGATAACACTTTCTCCAATTCTACTACCTTATCAGGAATAGAGTTATCAACTTCCCATTCTCTAATAAGAGTTCCAACTGGAATCCTAACTGCTTGCTTATCACCAGTTAGAAGTTTAAATACTATAACTAGCTCTTCCGTATCTGGGTCATACTTAGCGTCCTCTACAATAGCTGACAAACCAATTTGATGTTGTCCTATAACATTATCGTTAACCTTAATAGTTAAGAGTCCGTCTAAATATTCAGTAGTTAGTTTATAGAATAGACCGTCATTCTTTATGGTAATTCCGTTACCACTATCAGTAGATACCTTAACATTACCAGATATTGTAGTTCCAGTAATCTGTCTATCAATATCTAACTCAATGCTTGGAGTATCTTCTAGTGTAACCCAGTTAAAGTGAATAGCATGATTCACTAATTCGTCTAGCTTGCGCAGAGAATCCATTACAGATGTAGAGTCTTTAAGGTAAGTAGTTTCAGTATCAGGAACATAAGCTCCGTCTTCTCCCAAACCTACTCCTTCTTGTGTCTTATCGAGTTCGGCTTGCACCTTATCAATATTACTCTGTAATCCCTCATCAGTGCTGTCTAGATTACCTAGATGCTCTCTAATTTTAGTAATTTCCTCTGCAATGTCCTTCAGACTATTTAAGTCCTCTGGTACACTAGTATGGTCAACACTTCCCCAGATAGCATCGTCTGCTGTCTTTCTATCTTTAATTTCCTGCTCTAATCTAGTTATCAAGTCAGCTATAGTTTCATCACTCTTAGAAGTAATAAGTTTAGTAAACTCTAACTCATCGTTAGTCTCCTTTCTAGTGACCCAATATAGTGCTTGATTACCATCTCCGTCATTTTCAACTACCTTTAACAATCCCTTGTGTAAAATAGCATTCTCTTCAGGAGATGAATAAAATTCTTTCAGTTTCGCTTCAGTTTCGAAGATATAGTCAGCTTCTATAGGGAATGGACCACCTCTTCTAAAACTTGCTATAATTTCACTATATGCTCTCATACTTATTAAATGTTAGCTGGGTCAAACTTAAATGTTACCTCCAAGTTGAGAGTTACTAGAGACTCCTTGAACACATATATCTTATATATTTTACTATTTGACAATCCAGGAATTTCAAATGGGATATCGCTAATAATGTCAAACGATTCAAGACCAAACTGTTGAGAAGGCGTTGTCATTTGAACTAAGTCTGGATATTCCTTAGGCATTGCTACAAATATTTGCTTAAGCTCTTTAGGACTTGAGAAATTATATTTGTGTTTGATTTCTGATACTAAGTCACCAGAACTGTCAATGCTATTGTTCTCTGAGTCTGATTGAACTAGCTGAAGTAAGTAATCATAATTAACATTAGAGGCTGCATACCATTTAGGTAAGATTCCTACAAATATATCATATGCTACTTTAGTAGTACAACTAGCTTCCAGATATGTACCATTAGGATAGAACACTTTAAATGTGAAAGTAGTTTCTTCGTTAATAGGTAAACTCTTTACAGTCAACTGTCCTAGTTCGAAATCATCCTTAGTATATGTTCCAATAAGCTCATCGTTCTGCCATAATTCAGCATAAGATATCACTCCAGTAGAACCTCTAACGAATAGTTCAACGTCTACTATAGAACCTAGTAAAGCATACGCAGGAGCTTTAACATCTACAGATTTACCGTAGAAGATTGCATCCATAACCTCTTGAAGATTCAATTTCTCTCCTGGGTCAGTTTCATCTTCAACGAAGCCTACTGTAGTCTGAACTGGTCCACTAGTAATCCAAACAGGCTCTTCTACAATAGAAGCATCCAGTTGTCTCTTAGTTACTAATTCGTCATCTTCTACAGCATCTACTCCCTTCTGTGGGGCAGTAAATGGAACTGAACCATCACGAGGCACATAATGCTTACTATAGATTTCTTTAAGAGTTCCATGAGGGTCATATTGATTGATATGTTCCTCAATAGCCCCTCTAGCCGCATCAATTACCAATTGATTAATAATGGCATCAATTTGAGCTCTTGAATAAGTCTCTGCTCTAGAGTAAGTTTCAGTCTTCCTGAAATAGTTGTTTAGTCTCTGATTAAGTAACGTTACAAATCCGTGAGGGTCTGCATCAACTAAATGTTTAAACATTACATCATCTACATATTTCTTAGTAGATAGATGCCCATCAGCTACTGGAGTAACTCCTAACTGTGGTTTTAAAAATGCAGTAGTTCCGTCACGTCTAACGAAATTCTTGATTAAGTCGTCAACTTGTTCTCTAGTATATAACTCTACCTTCCTATAAATCTGGTCAGTAGTTACATATACTTTAAGTATTTCCTCTACAAGAGGAATTATATTATGTGGGTCTGTTTTAGCTAAATGACTGTCCATTAAAGCAGTCACGAATCTCTTGGTTGTTAAATGAAAGTCTGTCAACGGGTCAACACCTGTTTGAGGTGCTAAGAATGGTGTGGTTCCATCCTCTTTAACAAAACCCTCCAGTTTACTTTCTATAGTAGGAATTATATTATGTGGGTCTTCAGTAGCTAGGTGAGTATCCATTGAGGTCTTAACTGCCTCTAATGTCTTTAAATCTGCTGAAGTCTTATCATAGACATCATTAATGCCAGCAGCTCCAAGATTAATTCTAGCAATTTGTTTATCTGACTCACTCTCAAACTCCCCTAAGCGGTAATCTACTTTCAGAAATTGTGAAGTATCAATTTGTTCGTTAACAGGATTGATACATTCGTTTCTAGAACCACCTGGTGTTAAAATAGAGTTATCTGCCATTTATTATTAAGATAAAATTGTTCTACAAATTCAGACCTATTAACTTCATTCTCTTCTAGCAATTCGATGAGACTTATCTCTTCGAGAATTAGTTGGTAGTCATATCTATGCCCCCGTTCTAAATACTTAAGCAGTTCTTTGTATTCACAAATCACCTTATCTTTGAGAGCATCCACAGCCTTGCTCTGGCCATTTGCTGTATTCTGATTTACACAAGCCATTACAACCTCCTATTTGTTCTATGATTCGTTCAGCTTCAGCTAACTGATTAGATTGAACCATATATTTGATTACATTAATAGCCATCCAGACTAAATCTCTCTTGTAGGATAATTCGGCCGCTACAGCATTCTTACTCCAACATTTACTGAAACCTCTGCTATTAAATATTTGCTGGCACAAAGATATATAACATTTCTTAAGAAAACAAATAGACACGTAATTATTATATGTCCTAGAAATTGTAGTATCTTCTACGTTCCTCTCTACTATCTCATCTACAGTTACGGTCGTAGATGTGCCATTAAAATACTTATAGATGTAGATGCCGTCCGAATAGTACACAGTGGCATACATAGTTACAGCGGAACCAGCCGTTTTACCTATCTCTCTATCAAACCAATCTTTAGTCGGCAGAACTATATGATATACATTAAACCACCCATCAAACCCTACTGGCATAGTTACTGACTTATTACCGTCATCATGTAAAGTGTAAACAGGAAGTTGTATTTCAGGCCCACCTGCCTTATTATGTTGTAAGACATCAATAGATACAGTGTCAGAGTACTTGAATCTGTTCTTGACGATGACTGAAGAAGATTCAGGCAAATAGCCATTCTCTCCTGTACCAGTATCGTCAAGTATGATTACCTTACAGCTATCGTTAGTGCAAACTTTAATTTTTAATTCCATTATACGTTCTTCACTTCGTTATTCTGCTGATTCCCATCGTACAATTGGGCTATCTCAATATCTGTTCTTTTGGTGTCATTGTCAGAAGTACTCTGCTTATAATCTCTATCAGCGTTAGCCTTAATAAGGCCAATCTCATAGTCATATTCAACCTTCTGCCTATCAATAGCAATCTTAGCTTCATTAAGAGATGCAATCTTATTATTAAGCTGCTCTTTCTCTTGTTCTGCCTTTTGAAGTTGTTTCTGTAGCTCTTCGTTCTGTTGTTGCATCTGTGCAGTGTTCTGAGTTTCTTCTCTTCTCTTTTGAAATGCCTTAGACAATTTAGACTTAAGTTCAGTCATACTTCTGGCAGTCATACACTCCATAGCTATGTCTGGGTCTAATTGACCACTCTTAATGAATTCAATCATTAATTGTTGCATGTTCTGCATTTCCTCCATAATTCTACTACTAGCTATTACATGAATATCATAGTCAGTAAAAGTAAAATGTTCAGGGAGAGCAGTGAACACTTTCTGTAGTTTGTCACCTAGCACTAAAGTTCCAGTAAGTGGTTTATGTTTCCATACCTTCTTAGCACAATTAAGAGAATCAATCAGAATATCCTCTGCCAAAGTATCCATTTGCTGATAGTAAGATTTAGTAATGATATAAGAATTTCTCATACCTGCCTTAACATTACTAACAGCATCCCTGGTTTCTATTCCATTTAATCTCTCTCTAAACACTCCAGTAATAGACGATGTCTGCTCTTCTAACATCTGCAACGCCATATTAAATGCCTGAATAGTATCAGCTTTTAATAAGTCATCGAATCCAGCAAAAGAAGTATTGTTGTTAAATGCCCTACCTTCTTGTGAAGTATCAATAGGAGCCACACCAGTCTTCTTATAGGCAATGAATTTCTGCAATCTTTCAGTCAAATCATCACCAAGAGCCATAGGTAGCATACTAAAGTCAATCCAGTCTCCACTAGTACCACTATTAGCAATTACATTGTCCCTAAAGAAAGTAATCAAATCATACTTGTCTTGAAGATGTGAACATGCAAGCACAAGTGAATATGGTTCGTTACTTCTGTTTACAAAGAACAAACCATTAACTGACAATCCACAGTGTGTAGGATTATCTTTAGTTCTAACTACATCAGGAGACTTACCAGTAAGAATGTAAATAGATTCTCCGATTTTAACTCCTTCATATCTATTCTCTACATAATCTTCTCCTTCTTTATCAACATCAATCCACTCAACTTCAAACACAGGTATTAACTTATAATTGTAAGTCTCATAGTAGTCGGTAGGGAATCCGGGTATTACTTCTTTACCCGCCTCGAGTCCGTCTGTAATAGGAGCTCCAGTAGCTTGATTGCTCATGGCGCGTACATATATATAACTACTATCGTAATATCCCTCAAACATCTCCTCTAATTCATTGATGCTACTTGTATCTAGTTGAGGACCATATTTATTAAGTATTTGTTGCTTAGTTAACCAACGTCTAATAACTACTCTGTAGCTATCTCTAACATATACAGATTCTGGATTTCTATCAACGAATACATTACGTGGGTCTAATACCTCTATTTCTATATTAGTTCTCTTCCTACTAGGATGAACCTGGTAAAAGCTCATGCCAGTTACTAGTAAGTCAAGTAACAGGTTCTTCAATTTAGTAAGTAAGTTAATATCTCTAGATTGAATTATATATTCCACAACATTCTGTGCAGCTATTTCATACTCGCTAACAAAGCTGTTATTAATATCTTCTACTAACTTATTAAGTTGAGCCTCTACAGCCTTATCAGTTACTTCTTGTCCTCCTAAGAACGCTAGTATCTGATTGTTAAGATGTTGTTGTAAGTATTGATATACTTCTTTATTAATTTGTAATTCCTTATCTCTAGATATCTTAGATATAGTTTCTTTATCCTTGCATGACACTTTAGGCAGTAATGGAGTACCTAGGTATTCTCCAAGTAAAGCATCAACATGCTTCCTGATAAGAGGAGTGAATTCTATAGAAGTAGGATTGCCTATTCCGAAATTCTCTTCTAGATACCTATATTGTTCGGCATCTCTATATCCATTATAATAATTATATGCTTTCTGTAATTTGTACTTAGGAAATACTAATTCTGACACTGCCTTATCAATATGCTCCATTAAGTACTCATCACTCCTGTTCTGTGCACTCATTACAACTCTCTAATCCGTTATATTGTTTATATCCTAGGAAATAATGTGTGTCGCCTAATCTTCTATCTCTTAATTCCTGTCTAAGAAATTTAAGATATGCTACTTCACCACCTTCAAACGATATAATAAGTGGCTTGTCTATATTATTCATGCCAAGTGTTAACTTATAACCCCTATGTGTCCCCTCGGCAGTTTGTAGCTCTTCTAGCTTTAATTTAGCCACATATTCTTTATGATAAATCTGTTTGAATAAATCTCTGATTGCTACTTCTAATTCTTGTAGGGTCATCGTATTGTGTAGGCCATAAATTAAACTTAGGTACTATCTGTTGTTTCTCTGGAATAACTCCTTTATGTCTAATTCCTCTTTCGTCAACCCAATAACCGAAAGGTCTTAGTTTGTTATTAGGACTGTCCATTTCTTTAGGAACTACCCCCATTAATTCCTCGTCTCCTAGTTCGCACATACCCCATGCAGCTATAATATCAAACTTACGTTTATTCTCATAACTGTATTTAATTGCTTCTTCTAGAATTTCTTCAAACCATATATTATGACAATAATCTTCTATATGTTGAGCTATTAAATCTAATTGATGCCTAATTACTACTTCAGTAGCAGGAGCTCCGAATTGTTTACTACGACCTCCTTGTATGTCAGATTGAGTAGCTCTAGGTCTTCTCATCAAATGTCTATTCTCTTTATGTTTCTCTCTAAAGAATTGCAGAGTAGACATTCTAGTAGATTCAAGAACAGCCTGACAATCGTAATACTGCAATATCTTAAGACATGTCATATGTGCTTCACGTAAAGTCTTAGGTCTGTCCCTATAATAGCACACTATTTTAGGTTCATCTAACCCATAAGCTCTCTTTTTAACTACTACACAGAAATCAGAAGGGTCTTGAGTCTTATCAGAAGTGTCTTCACCACCCATATCAATACCGTCAATACCAGCAACATATAAATTTCTAGGTACAGCTCCATGTTCTCCTCTAATCGGATGTTCAAGTATCTTAACCTTACCTTTAGGATTACTAACAAATCTTACACTATCAATTGCTTCCTCTGTGTGCTGGTTGTTAGTAAAATTATACTCTAACTGGCCTACATCAATATGTGGTCCCAGTTTATGTAATTTAATATTAGCAAGTTGCTCACTTAACAATACAGTATTAAACTGATTATCTCCTTCAAGAGCCAAAGCATCATCAGGAGTAAAACAGAACTCTGCACATGCAATTAAATGCTCCTTCGGGTTAGCTAGTAGAGCTTCTCTTTGGTCTAAATAGAACTTCTTAGCCTTCGCAGTATTAGTAACTCCTCTATCGTCTACATATCCATTTGCTGCTACGAATGTATAGGCAGGTATGAAGAATGAGGTAAAAGCATAAGACCCGTCTTTAGTATGGTTATGTTTATAAGGTAAGAAATTATATCCAGCTGGATTATAAAACATCTTACTAAGTCCGTCAAGTGCAGGTCCCTGGTCTCCACCTGTCCCCCACACAAATCTAGTTCCAAACTTATTACCTAGAATTTCTACAAGAGCTGTACTCTGTAAGTAAGTCTTTACTAGGATTGGGTTAGAACCAGATTCTTCAAAGAACAATCTATCCACACGGTCTCCACGGAGTTTACGAGGAACATCTACTACGAAGCCAATAATGTCTGACATGAATCCAAATTCTTCTCTGTCTTTAGTAAGAAGAGAAGCTCTCTTATGCATATCAGAATTATACTTCTGTCTTAGATGTCTCATGCCGCCTTCTGTATCAGCATTTAAATATTCAAGCTGTTCCCAGCATTTACGAAGCACGTCACTAACGAATTTCTCGGTAAATGCTACATATACTGTATGTGAACCTCTAACAGTTGTATATAACCTAACTCCTAAAGATGCTGCAATTTCACTAAACACTTTGTTACCGTATAGGCTTTTTATCCTATACTTCTTATAGTTTCCTATAAGGTCAGCGCACATATTCATTCTTTTACAGAATGTTCCGCACTCGTGGGAGGATTATTACTCTCATTAACGTTCACCTCCTGCGCGTTACGGTGGTCAGCGATGAGCTGACTTACCTCGGTATTAACATAGTAACTAAACTTATTAAACTTTCTTGATAAATAGAAATTAGCATCATCATATAGATAATGATATAGTTTACTCACTTCGCTTTTAGATGAAGTAGATATCCTATACATATCATCACGTTTAAGATAATTAATATTTACATTAATATCATTCTTAGAAAGAACCTTCTGTATATCAGACAACATAGTAATTGTTTTACTACATATATCAAACTTATATCTAACTCTGTTAGCTTTACCCTTCTCTGTAGCTAACCATCCAGTAATACACCCATCTCCATCAAAATAACCTCTGATGAAATGTTTCACAAGATCCTCAGGAATGCTTGGAATTTTGAGTTCTGCTACGCTTTTATTATATCCTATCCCTAAGTCTACTAAGGCATTACATAATTTGGAACTAGTAATGTCAACTCCAAATGATGCATGGGCATTTACTTTCATACCGTTTCTCCCAGTTACAATATGTGGTGCTACGGTAAACGTTCTAGCGTCTGGACTTATACTATCTTTAAATAAGTACACTATTTCAGAATCTCCAGACTGCAAATGAACTCTTAAGGTTTTGCGTTTCTCATCAATACTGCCATCAGCGGCATAAAATCCAAGCAGATAAGCTTGTAGTTCAGTTTCGATTGTATCGAAGAATGTATGTCTTATTCTTCTGTTAGATATATGATTGTTGTATAAGGGATAGTTATCCTCAATAAATTTTAATTGTTCCTTCTTAGTTATAATATTAAATTTAATAAGTGATTAATCACGTTAGTCTTCACCGATTTTGCGGAATTTATAGTCGGCTTTAGTTTATTGTGTCAACCGACTCCACGAGCTTTAAGGGCGCACACATCCTTCTTCAACTTCTCACACATTTCTATGTAATGGAAGTACTCATACTGCTTACTAAAGAATGAAGGGAATGTAGTTTCACGACCAGCACCAGCTTGAGATACATCAGTATTCTTCAACCTATAATAATTAAGGAAGAAGTAATTATCACCTGTAATTCTATATCCATGTGATTCGTATCCTTGATTACATCTTCTAACCTCTTCGTCCCAAAAGTCATTATACTTCTTTGTTCCCTCTGGATAAGCACAGTATTTACCGTTTCTTAGTTTAATCTGTCTAGCTTCAGTGAACCACTCTGGATTAAAATCCAATCCTCTTTCTTCATCCACTGGTCGATATCCAGTCAGCTCATAAGATAGAGTAGGGTCGAAATGCTTAATCTCAGTATCTAATGATACATCCCATTCAACATTAGATGTTTTAATTGAATTATCCTCTATGACAGGATTTATATGCTGAACAGCTTCTATTAACTCTGGCTCTACTCTCTGTATTAACTCTTGAACTGTTTCTGGAATTTCGACTTTCTTCTTAGGTCTGCCACGTCCAGCCATAATTAATCTAAATGTCCTTTCTTACCTTCACCTCTGATACCAGTCTCTTCTTCTTGCTCTTTCTTGTACATATACTCAAGAGTTTTAAGTTCTTCTATAACCTTAGAAACTGATTGCATTTCTTTCATTACATCAGCCACTTTCCAAACAGGTCTATTAGTAACTGGGTCTCTTTCAGATAAATCTATGGTGTCAAAGTAATCAGTAATTCTATCAACTACACTTTGAGCAGACTTAATGAGTTTAAGTGCTCTAGATTCGTTTTGAATATCTCTGTACTTCCTACATGCGGCTCTGAAGATTGGGTCTGCCCATTCCTCTTCACTTAAATTAGCATCCTGAAGACATGCTTGATGCCTTTCCTGTTCTGTATAATCAGAGTATGGAGATGCCCAATCTAACATTAGCCATATGTAAACAAGCTCTCTATAAGCTCTTGATTTGCAAACTCCCGTAGGGTCTTCTTTGGTCTTATTCCTTTCATTAGTCCATAGAGCTGTGAACTCCTTAATAAGAAGAACCTCTGGCTCATTCACAATCACCGAATTAGTACCATTATCAAATAGGAATACTTTCATATTTATTTGTTTTTATAAGGCTTACCAGCTAGTGCTTTCCTCTGAAACCCATTAAATTTCATTTCTCTAGTGCTATCTGCTGAGCCTGGTCCACCTTTAATGTGTTTAATAGCATCACCGCTAGCTTTACTAGGAATACTCCATTTATTGCTAACAGTTCCGCCCATATTCTTCTTAATTCTCTTCTTAGCCATTCCTCCGCACTTGAACGAAGTAATAGTGCCACCGCTTAACTTTTTACCTATATTACTACCTCTAGTTGCACCTGCTCCGCTAGCACCTCTGCCGTTGGCCTGGTCTTTCATATCAACTTTCATTTTGTCTTTTAAAGGTAGTCCTTTGTAATCTGCTTTGGACATCTTCTTATAAGGGAGCTTCTTATTACTAACATTATATACTCCCTTACTGGTGTGTACAGTATCAGTCTTATTAACTGCTATTTTATCACCATTCTCGCTCTTCTTAATGCGTCTCTTGGCTTTACCTCCACATTTATCTTTGAATACGTCCATAGCTTTACTGCCTTCAGCCATTGCTTTCCTTCTACATTTAACACATCCTCCAGCCATGAATCTCTCTACCTCATAACCTTCTGGACACTTACCTTGCAATCTGCTAATGTAGTTAATTTTGGCTCCCATCTTAGCCATGACAGTTTGATTATTCTCCATACTCTTGTATTGTTTATAGATTTCATTAATTTCCCTCTCTGAGAGTTTGGATATAGTATCCTCAAACTCCTGCTGAGACTTAGGCTTAAATAACTTAATAAGGTAGGCAGAGAACAACTCTTGGTCGTCCTGCCCACCTTGTTGAAACATACTTATCATACTTTAACTAAATCCTTAGGAGGTTGGTTTCCAAATTTAACATAGTAATAATTACCGAAGTTTGGATTCCTGAGTCTCTTCTGAATAGTATTATATTTAACTCCAGTTGCTTCAGATGCTTCCTTTAGAGAGTTATATATAACCCCATCAATACTTATAATAGCATGATTTGATGGGGACTTTCTATGCTTAGCAGCTTCAGACAATTTAGCCTTGTGTTCTTCAGTTAGAACTCTACCTGACTGCCCTTCTCTAATGTGCTTAGCGTGTTCGTCAGATTTCTTAACTCCAGTAGTTGACTCACTTATTTTCTTCTTAGTCTTATCAGTATGATGATAACCCAGGTTACTTCCTGCGACAAGTAGGATATTATACTCTAGTTTAAGGTTATCAATCCAGAATTGTTCTCTCTTTAATAACTTATCCTTTATGTTATCATCTATATCCACAGTTTCTAAGATTTCGAAGTCAAATGCTTCTCTACCATATTTATTATAAGCATTTTGTAGGTGAGCATTGATGTGCTTGTTATTAGCTAACCTACTAAAGTGCTCCTTTCTTCTTTGGTCAAGGTGTATTGTACTACCAACATAACACTTGCCATTAACATTATTACTTATTAAATATACACCAGCCTCCATAATTTACACTAATTATTTCTCTACTTTCAAAAGGTCCTTAGTATTAAAGATAGCTTCTTGTAGCTCTCCTCTTGTAGAGAACCATCTACATCTAATACCTTTGAAATACTCATCTTTCTTCTCATCCTTAGATGGTCTAAACGTCATCGTCTCTTTCTTAACTACAATCATCTGAGGTTTATATGGGATGTCTTGTCTTAATGTTACTACATCTCCTGGTTGATAAAACACTTTCTCTTCCATTATTCTATACTCTTAAATCGTTCTTTTAAACCTTCATTAATAACCACCTGTACTTGCTGTTCAGCTACAACTTCAAATCCTTGTCTGAAGAACGGAACAGGTACTCCAGAAGAACGTCTATAATATATATCGTCTCCCGGTTTAATAAACTTACACAAAGGACTTACTTCTATAACATTAGCTACAACTGAAAGTTGATACTCTGTATCTTTCTCTCCAGTGTCTGGATTCTTAAATGCTCCGTCATATTCTGGTATAATAAGTCCGCCTTTAGTCACTTCTATCTTTTGATACGGATTCTTAGCATAAGGTCTAACCAATACGTATGAATTAATAGGCATAATTTCCATACTATTCATCTTCTCTGTTACTTCCTCCGCTTTCTCCAATTCATCTTTAATGTTCTTATTAAGTGCTTTAGTGTAAGTATCTACTGCTTTATTATGTGCTTCCACAGCAGCTTCTTTCTTTAAATCTTTAAATCCATCTGCACCGGCAAAGCTTAATCCTTTACCCCCAAACATTACATCCATTGTTCCGTTATTACTCATAATTTAAATCATTTACCATTTACATGCTGGACATGAAGACTTAATATCTCTAACTTTAGCATTAAGTCTACACCCGCATCCACGTTTATAACCATCTTTACGTTCTGTTGATATATCTCCTGTTTTAGGGTTTAGCCACAGTTTACTGCTACATACATACCCCATAAACGAATCCTTCATAATAGGACATTTCTTACATATTCTAATACGAGCTTTAGCTATTTCTTCGTTATTACCCAGTAACTCGTTCAAGTGCCCATTTACAATATTAGTAATTCCCATAGATTTCTAATGAGCTTTAATTATACTTTACTTTTAATATCTCAAATCCCAGTTTGAAAGATACTCTATGATTATGAACTAGCTCATTAGAACTCTATAGGCTTTCTCTTCTCCTTGATTTCCTCAAGTATACACTGTTTCTTCCAATGCTTACACATACGTTCCACATCATCTTTAAGATAATCTAACTCATGTTCTGTAACGTTACCATTATGGTCATAATGTATAAGCAATAGCTTCTTAATAACAAAATCAGGATTTAATTTCTGAAGCATCCATGCATAGGTAGATAGTTGTAAAGTATAATGTACTTTATTACAGTCCATTAAGTTATTCATAGGATACTTCATCATTTGACTCTTCTTAGTCCTGGTATCAAAGTAAGATTTCTCGTCAATACTTTTATTAGTCTTGTAGTCAACAATGTAAATGTCATTTCCGTCCTTAATAAGTAAGTCAATTTGACCTGCTAACCTAAACTTATTGTCGTCCGACCTCCTATATATCATATATTCAGGGAAGACTCCTCTTTCTATGCTTAGTAGGTCTAAGTTATTCTTCTCTAAAGATTCATTAGTATTAACTTCAAAAGTTCCGCCTAAACCGTAACTTCTCATTTGGCATGAACTCTTACCTAGATATTGATGCTCCAAATCACTATGAATCTTTGTACCTCTTTCCTTGGAATCGGCATTAGTTTTAGACCACTCATCCAGTATATCCTGTTGTGCAGAATTAAACTCCGTCTCATTTAAATCGTACATGTCTAAGAAGTAC